GGTGCTAGAGCAGGTGCTGGTCGAAAAGTAGGAAGCGTTACTACTAAGACTAGAGAGATTGCTGAAAAGTGCGCTGAGATGGGTTTAACGCCATTAGAGGTGATGATTGAGTCAATGATTGACTTCTATGAAAGTGGTGACAAGGAGGCGGCGGTAAGAGTTGCTAAGGATGCTGCGCCATATATTCACCCAAGGCTTTCTGCTGTTGAGGTTGGTGGTGATGCTGATAAGCCTTTGAAAATGGTAGTTACATGGAAGAAGTAGAAATCCAAATTGACTACAAGCCAAGAGATCATCAGATAAAAATACATGAGATGCTTGGAGAAAAGCGTTTTGGTGTAGTAGTCGCACATCGAAGGTTTGGCAAGACAGTTTCAGCTTTAAACCATTTGATTATGGAGGCTGTTAACAATCAGAATGACATGGCTAGATATGCTTACATTGCTCCTACTTATGGGCAAGCAAAGCGTGTCGCTTGGGATTACTTAACTAAATATGTTGAGCCTTTAGAGGCAATTAATAACATTTCAGAGCTAAGAGTTGATTTTCTAGGAAGTAGAAGAATTCAACTGTATGGCTCTGATAACCCAGATTCATTGCGTGGGCAATGGTTTGATGGAGTGATACTTGATGAAATCGGTGACCAAAACCCTAAAATCTGGACAGATATTGTCCGACCAGCACTCGCAGACCGCCTTGGCTGGTGCTTATTTATCGGCACTCCAAAAGGCCATAACCACTTCAAAGAACTCAGAGACAGAGCTGAGACAGAAGATGGTTGGGGTTTGCTTGAGTTCAAAGCCAGCCAAACCAGCGTAATTGCAGAGACTGAGTTGATCGCTGCCAAGTCAGAGATGGGTGAGGATAAGTACCTACAAGAGTTTGAGTGTTCGTTTAACGCTGCGGTAGAAGGTTCTTACTATGGTTCAATCCTGAACGACCTAGAGGCTAAGAATCACATCCAAGAGATTCCAAGGGACGACCTTTGCCGAACAATCACAGCTTGGGACTTGGGGATGGGTGACAGTACGGCCATTTGGGTGGCGCAGATTGCAGGCTCAGAGATTCGCTTGATTGACTATTACGAGAACAACGGGGTTGGTCTGGATAAGTATGTAGCCTGGCTCAAAGAGAATCATTGGGACACAGCCGAGCAAATCCTGCCGCATGACGTACAGGTAAGGGAATTAGGGTCAGGCAAGAGCCGCCTTGAGGTCTTACAAGAAGCAGGTCTAAACGTCAGGGTAGCGCCAAGAATGGGCATTGATGACGGTATTCAAGCTGTAAGGCGGCTTTTACCGAGATGCTGGTTCAATGTACCCAAGGTTAAGGTAGGCTTGGATTGCTTGAGAAACTACCGCCGAGACTACGATGACAAGCGCAAAGTGTTCTTTGACAGACCCTTACATGATTGGTCAAGCCATGCAAGTGATGCTTTCAGGTACTTGGCCATTGGCATGGATGAAGGCTCAAGTTGGACACGATCTGTTAATAAACCAGCAAAGTGGGTAATCTGATGTACATAATGAAACAGGGCGACATTGCAGGAAGTCGCAAAATAGCCGCTTTAGAGAATAGAATCGAAGCGCTTGAAAATATGGTAAAAGCGCTACAATCGGAACAACGCCCAAAATTAGGCAGGCCAGCAAAGGTTAAAGATGAGCCAACAGAAACTCAAAGCAATTCTGGACTCGGAGATTGATAACTCAATCGGTTTCCTAGAGACAGAAACAACCCAACAGCGCACTGACGCATTATCTTTTTACCTTCGTCAGCCTTTGGGCAACGAGGTAGAAGGTAAGTCAGCTATCGTCACAGGTGAAGTGGCCGAGGCTGTTGATGGTTGTTTGCCTTCATTGGTTCGCATCTTTTCATCTTCAGACGAAGTTGTCAGGTTTGACCCCCGTGGCCCACAAGATGAAGCTGGCGCTAAACAAGCCACCGAATACTGCAACTGGGTGTTCATGCGTGACAACGCTGGCATCATCATCATGCACGATTGGTTTAAAGACGCTCTCCTTCAAAAGGTTGGAGTAGTTAAAGCGTATTGGGAAGACAAGGAAGACGTTACTAAAGAAAAGTATCGTGACCTTTCCGATGACGAGTTAGCCATGCTGCTGTCTGACGAAACGATGGAAGTCGTGGAGAAGGACGTAGTAGAGAATGAAATGACCGACCCTGCTGGTAACCCTGTGTTAGACCAGATGGGTATGCCTGTGATGTATTCATCCAACAGCGTAACGGTTCAAAAGAAAAAGAAATCTGGCCATGTAGTCATTGAGAACGTGCCGCCAGAGGAGTTCTTGATCTCTAAACGAGCCAAGAAAAGCCCTGCTGATTCGCCATTCGTAGCGCACCGCCGACTGATTACCCGTAGCGACTTGATTGCAATGGGCTTTGATAAAGACGTTGTGGAAGGGCTACAAGCGTCTAACTCGCTGACTTACTCGCCTGAGTACCTTGCTCGTGTAGCGCCAGGTGAGAACCCTGATGACGGTATCTCTATTGATGAATCAATGGAAACCATCGAGGTCTTTGAGTGCTACATCACCGCAGATATTGACGGTGACGGTATTGCAGAGCTTCGCCAAGTGTTCTACGCATCCAATGAAATCTTGAGTGATGAGGAGACAGATTACATTCCGTTCCACTCACTCTGCCCTATTCCAACGCCGCATAAGTTCTTTGGTGAGTCACTCGCTGACCGCACGATGGACTTACAGTTAATCAAGACGACTATCACCCGTCAGATTCTGGATAACCTCTACCTGACAAACAACGCCCGTGTGACTGCGGTTGACGGACAAGTTAACTTAGATGACCTGCTGACCTCTACGGCTGGTGGCGTGGTTCGCATTAAGTCTCAAGGCGCTGTTCAGCAATTGGTTGTTCAACCAGTAGCGGCGCAGGCTTTCCCGATGCTTCAGTACATAGACAGCGTACAACAAAAGCGCACAGGCGTGACAGACGCAAGCCAAGGCTTAGACGCATCTATCTTGCAAAACGTAACGGCTACTGCTGTTGCTTCTATGCAACAAAGCGCAGCAGGAAAGATTGAGATGATTGCTCGCATCTTTGCTGAAACAGGCGTGAAATCTTTGTTTAAAGGCATCTTGCATCTACTTTGTAAGTACCAAGACAAAGCACGAATCGTTCGAATGAGAGGCCAATACGTTACGTTTGACCCCCGCGAATGGTCGAATCAGTACGACACAGACATTAACGTGGGCTTGGGTGCTGGTAACCGCCAAGAGCAAATGGCCATGTTAAGTATGGTTCTGACCAAACAAGAGCAAGTCTTGCAGACAATGGGGCCAACTAACCCGCTGGTGTCTTATGGTCAGTACAGAAACACATTGGGTCGCATGGTGGAAGCTGCTGGATTTAAGGATTCTGCTGAGTTCTACAAAGCGATTAGCCCAGAGCAAGACCAAGCAATGAGCCAGCCACAACCACAGCAAGAGGCTCAAATGCCTCCAGAGGTTCAGGCTTACATGGCCAAAACTCAGGCAGATATTCAAGCGCAGCAGATGAAGGCACAGGCTGACATTCAGTTGGCGCGTGAGAAAGCTGGCGCTGAGTTGGAATTGATGCGTGAGAAGAACGCAGCACAACTCCAGTTAGAGCGCGAGAAAGCCGCAGCCTCAATGCAGTTGAAAGAAGAAGAATTCATGGCTGAAGCGCGAATGAAAGCAATGAAGGTTGGCGCTGGCATTACTTCCAACATTGAAATACCAGGATAAAACATGGCTATTCCTTACTTTACGGCTAATCCAGACGTTGAAGCAGCTTATAAGCAAGAAACTTACGGATTAACTCCTGAGCAGTTTGCTGCTGCTCACTACAATCTTTACGGCGCTACTGAACAACGAGCGCAACCAACTGCATCCGCTGCTGCCCCTACGCCAAATCAAGGACTAGCTGAATCGGCAACTATGCCTGGTGGCTTACTTGACCAATATAAAGCTGCTTTAACTCCTGAACAATATCAACAGCTTATTGCTCCGTTGATGTTTACTGCTAACGATTCTTTTGGGGGTAAACTTCAAGATTATCAGGTGCAGTTAATTACTCCTCTAGACACATCGAAGATTAACAAACCAAAGCAGGTAGACGCCAATACAGCAGGTGTGCAAGAGCAACGGGGTTATGGTGGCGATAGTGGTGAGGGTGAGCTTCTAGGTTATAAATCTGCAACGCCAACAATGGTTAACGGCATTCCTGTGTTTGCCAACTATGATGCCAGTGGTAAGTTAACAGGCTACGAGGGCGACAATCGAGTTACAACATGGACTGATGCTAATAACCGCCTAATTGGTAATTGGGATGCTTCAGGTAAAGCTGCCCCAATTAGTTCAGCAAGTCAAACAGGTCTATTTAATAGTGGTTTTCATTGGGCTGACATCCGAGACAACTTAGAAGCTGCTGCCGTAGTCGCAGGTAATTACTTCCTGCCTGGCTCATCATTGTTGACTAGCAAGCTAGTTACAAAAGGCGCTCAAGAAAATCTAAATACCGAAACTGGAAGACTTGCGAACTTCGCCGCTGGAGCCGCTGGAGGGTATCAAGGTAACGTATCTAACTACGGCGCGGCTGCTGAAGCTGCTGGTTTAACTGGCTCTGCTGCAACTGGTGCTGAAGCTGCTGCAACTGGCGCATCAACGGCTGGCGCAGCAAGCTCAAGTGTCAGTGCTGATGTATTGGCTGCGGCAAATGCAACTAGCGACCCAATTGCGGCTTTAAATGCCATAAATGGTTATACATATTCTGATATAAATTATTTGTCTAGCCTGTCTGGAATGACCCCAGAGATTTTGGCGCAGGCTGCTGCAAACAATGCTTTGCTTACACCAATCCCAACAGAGGTGATTCCATCTGGTAGTTCAACGGTAACGCCAGTGACGGCGGGGACAGTAGCGGGAACAGGGTTAACGGTTGCAGATGTTATAAAAACAATCCCGCTTGTAAACACAGTTACGACACTATTAAATCCAACAAAGCCACCAACACCGACAACAACGCCCACAGGCTTTGACCAAGTTCCAATCCCAACTGATTGGCGCTCACCTACCTACCAAACAAGCCAAACCCCAATTGACCTGAATTCAATCTTTACAGATGAAAACCTGTTGGCTGGAACACAATTCCAAGGTTTGCCAAATCAGCGTAATGTGTCTTTCAATGATATATTTGCGTCAGGACAGCAGCGCACTCCAATGGGTACGCCTGTCAATATTAACCAGATCGTGAGTGCCATCCTTGGACAAAACACAGCAAGCCAAAAATCTGCTTAACGACACGTTCTTTATGGGTGAGATAGAAGCCCTGAAGAACGCAGAGTTGCAGATGATTGTAAATTCTCAACAACACCAAGCAGAAGAGCGAGAATTTGCATATAATCGGCTTAACGCATTACAATCAGTTATAACGCATCTTGAATCAATTGCCGCCACAAGCGAGATTGTCAAGAAGCGTTGGAAGATTCTGTAAGGAAACTTACCTGTGGCACTCAGTTAGTGCTGACAATTTGGGTATGAAATGAGCGAAAACACGACTCCGCAAGGAAGTGGAACGCTGACGGTGGACACAGCCGCTTCAGCATTTTTGGGCATGATGGACGCAGCAGAAGCAGCCGAGAACGGCCAAGCTGAACCTGAAGAAACTAAACAAGAGTACGAAGCCGCAGATGAGCCAGAGTTGGTAGATTCTGAAGAAGCTGAAGAACAGCCTAAACGAACTTTCCGCATTAAAGCTGCTGGTGAAGATCGTGAAGTAACTGAACAAGAGCTTATTGAGGGCTACCAATTAGGCGCAGATTACACCAAGAAGACCCAGAAGCTATCTGATGAACGCAAGTCGGTGGAAGCTGAACGTGCGAAGATTCAGGAAGCAACAAAATTAAGAGATCAGTACGCCCAGAGATTGCAGATGATGGAACAATTCCTGAATCAGCAAAATCAGGGTGAGAATCTTGATGCTTTGAAGGAATTAGACCCAATCGGCTATGCTGTGAAGGTCGCTGAAATGTCCCAACGTGAGAAACAGTTGGCAGTCCTGCAACAAGAACAGCAACGCATTGCACAACAGCAACAAGCCGAGCAATCTGAGCGCCTGCAAAGTCATCTCGCAGAGGAAAGTCAGAAACTGTCTTCAGTTATTCCAGGTTACGCAAACCCGAAAGAAGGCGATTCCATCCGTAAGGACATTAGGGAATACGCTAAGTCTATCGGTTGGAGTGACCAAGAGCTTGCAGGGTTATACGATTCTCGCGCTGTTTTGAGTCTGTATCATGGTATGAAGTACGCGAAACTTCAGAGCAATAAGCCTTCAGTAAACAAGAAACTGGAAGCTGCGCCGAAGATGTTAAAAGCGGGTACATCACAACCACGAAATTCAGAGGCAGAACAGAACAACAAACTTCGTGCGAAGTTGCAACAAACGGGTAAAGTCCGTGACGCAGCTTTGCTATTTGAAAAATTCATTTAAGGAAAAATCATGGCAACCTATCAAACCTACCAATCAATTGGTAACCGCGAAGACCTCTCTGACGTTATCTATTCAATCAGCCCAACAGACACACCAGTGATGTCTACTTTGGCTCGCGCTAAAGCAACTGCTGTTTACCACGAGTGGCAGACAGACAGCTTGGCTGCTGCTACTACTGCTAACGCAGCGGTTGAAGGCGCTGACGCTTCTGACGCAACTATGTCTCCAACGACTCGTTTGGGCAACTACTCACAGATCGTTCAAAAGACCATCAAAATCTCTGGTACTTTGGATTCTGTCGATAAGGCTGGCCGCAAGTCTGAAAAGGCTTATCAGTTGTCTAAGGCATCTAGCGAACTGAAGCGCGACATCGAAACTATCTTGTGTGCAAACCAAGGTCAGTCTGCTGGTAACGCATCTACTGCCCGTACTATGGGTTCTTTGTTGTCTTGGATTAAAACCAACACAAACAAGTCTTCTGGTACTACTGCTGGTGTTGACCCAACTACCATCGGTGTGT